GATTTTTATTTCAATATCCGTTATACTTTCAATCAACTCTTTTTGTTTTATTATTAATTCGTTCATCTTTCGTTTATTAAATAACTGGCTATAACAACGTGTATAGTTAAAAAGCCAATTAAGGTTATTAATTAATTCAAAGTTAGTTACTATGGCTTTCAAACCATACACAATCCATTAGGGTTAATTACTATTCTATTTTCTTAACCAACTTTTTCATAGCTGCAAATTCCCCAAAAGATAATTGAAATCTTGTACTTACCTTACTTACTATTTCAACATCAAACCCCTCTCCGTTTTTCCATTCAGTGACTTCTATAAAGTCGTGTTCGTCAGCGAGAGGGTCGTATTTCTTTAAATTACTAAACACTGCTTTTCTATTGTACTTATCCATAATTTTTATTTTTAATTACTTTGAGGGTCGTAAAGGAATACTATTTTTTCAATCTCAAACTCTTCGTAAATTATTACCACGTTATCAAGGTTCAAAGAAAACAGTATTTCCTCTTCAACCATTTCGATAGTTATAAGATTTTTTTCTTGTTGTCCTGCATTATTAATGCTGCAATGTACTTACTAAAACTTCTCTTTGCATTATACAAATCCTCCGCTCTTTTCATTCCTATTGCTTTTACGTTCTTTGGGATTGTTAGAGTTACTGTGATAACTTCAAAACTTCCGATGTCTTCTTTTGTCATGTTTATTTAATTTTTGTAAATATACTAAAACTTGTTTAAGTCTTTAATCTTTTCTTTATATTCTTTAATCTTTTCTTTTATCTCGGGGATCAACATCTTTGCACTTGGCTGCACCCCCTCCAACCATTCAACCTTATTAACCCCTATGCGATTAATTAATTCCTTTCGATACTCTATAAGGTTTCCATGTAAGTATGTGTTACACGTTGCGCATTGACGCCATACGTTTAATTCGTTAAACCTTAATTCGGGACAACTTCCAACCGAACGGTAATGACCTGCATGGAATTGCTTTTCGTTATTCTTACCGCAGGATACGCAGGGGAGTTCTTTGTCCCTTGTTCTTATGAATGTATTAAAAACCGTTTGCAATAGCTTTAAGTAATCCCTATGGGTTAATAGCTTTTCTTTTGCTTTCTTTGTTTCCTTTCGGTTAAACTTTTCTTTGGCTTTCCTTACTTGTGAAACTGATTCTTTAACGCCTAAGTTGTGACAGAAATCTTTATTGCAGTATTTCCAATTGAACCACTTTGGAGTGAATAAGTCTTTACAATTTTTGCATTTCATATTTAAAAAATTAGACCTATTGTTCGTTTTCGCTATCCAAATCCATTAACAATATGCCATTGTCTTCACAAATAGATTTTAATTCACTATAAGCTCTAAACTCGTCAAGACCTTCTAATTTTTTATTTATGTAATTTGCAAGTTCATTTAATTTTTTACTTTCATTTTCCATAATTTCAACTTGTTATTATTCCATTTACATTAATTGTCACGCTAAAGTCTCCATATTTATCACTGCATATAACCCCAATAGATTTGTCAGAATAAAAACCATAATCCCCAAAGTTTAAAAGGCAAAAATTGTTTTTTAAATTATACAAGGCTTCTATTTGTTTTGAATTTAATTTCATAATTTTTTAAATTTAATTTTATGCTTTGTTTTCGCTTTGCAAATATACAAATGTTTATTGGTTCTGCAAGTATTGATTATAACTTAAATTTATCTAACTCACTTTTGAAAGATTCCAATATACTCTAACAGTTTATAAAATTAATAGCCCCAGATACAAGCGGTTTACACATTCGATTGTGAACCATTAAACTTAAACCAAGTGCTTGCTTGCGGTCTGTTCCGCTTGGGCTATTCATCTTATGCAATTGTTATAATTTAAATTTATCTAACTCACTTTTGAAAGATTCCAACCTTTTTTTTTCAAACTCATAAAACCGTTCAAGGTATTCAATTGCATCTTGTTTATCTTTTACTTGAACTAAATGGGGGCTTTCGTAAAACTTAAAGTATACTTCGTTTCTTTTGGTTAGGTAATGTATAAAAAATTCATTCATCGTATAAATTTAGGCTTTAAGTAAATATCCAATCCTTTAAAAGATTCTAAGAAGAAACCCCTACGCCCCTTTTTAAAGTTGTTCTGTACCCATTGACTACTTGGCGATAGTGCAGGGTAATTAAAGTAATAGAAGTCATCTGAGCCGCACATATCGAATAGTGCTTGGTGGCTATCCCCTTTGCAAAAGATTACAAGTTCTGCACTTTTGTAGATGTTATAATTTTTACAATATTGGTCAATCTTTTCAATTGAGTCTGGTTTAAGGTGTGGCTTAAATCCAAACTTTAAACTCTTGTCATCCTTCCCATGACTTATAACAAAGCAAATGTTTCCTATAAAGTAATGGTTTATGAATTTTCTATGGTTAGTAACCTTAACATTGTTGTATTTAATCTCAAGTATTTGCTTCATTGTTTGGTTAACAAAGTATCCAAAAGCGCCCGAATGATTGTCGTTACAAATATTGTTTACTTCAATTCTATTATAACAATTAACAAGAGGCTCAACTATGCTAAGTTTAAACTGTACTGCAACGTCAAACGCTTCCTCGTTAGTCATGTTCTGTGGTAATTCGTGACCTCCTCTTGTGGTTTTACCGTCGAAGCCATCCATTAAATCCCCATAGTCATCAATAATAAGTAAGTCGCTTTCCTTTTCTGTTACGGTTGCTAAGATTATTCTTTTAGCATCTTTTAAAACCTCTTCTTTGTTCCACTTAATCGCATACATTGAATTGTCATACTTGTCGGTTTCCATTCCTATGTGAACGTCTGATAGAACTAAGCGATCAAAATCCTTTTTGCCTTTAAGTATTGAGGTAGCTGCTTGTTTAACTGGATGAATGTGCTTTTTTATTATAGCTTCAAAGTCAAAATCTTTAACCTCCTCGGTAACTGTCTTAGCAGCGTATTGCGTCCATTGTTGCCCCGTTGTCTTAGATGTTGAAACCTTTATCAACTCAAAGTTTTCGGGGATGTCAATCGGTTTGCTTTGTAGCTTCTCAACCGTTGAAACTGTTAACCCATTCTTATCAAACTTTTCAATAGTTTTAACAAATTTCCTTTTGTTAGGTGTTATTCTTTTAATCTGTATTGCTTCCCATTGTTCTTCCGATACTGAGTATCTTGCTTTGGATCTTAAAGGATCGTTTTTCTTTACTACAAAACCCAACTTTGCAGCTTCGTTTGGGAATAATCTTTTTATTAATTTCATTTTATAAAGTTAATTATTAAATGTTTTTCTTGATGTAATTCTCAAAAGTTTTAATCCCTTCATCCCCAAAAATGCAAGAGATACAATTCTCTAAGTCTTTTCGGTATCTTAAATCTTCACAGTAATAAGTAACTTTTTTAATACCATGGATTACCGTTCCATGGTCCCGATTTATAAACCTTCCAACTCCCGACAAAGTGTTTTTCCTTCTAAAGGCGTTAATCAAATCAATCTCATGGGCGATAAACATAAAAGCAAATCTTGCTTCTATAATATTCCCTTGCCTTGATTGTGATTTAACTTCTTCAGGAGTTACGTTATGTTTAACGCAGATTACATTTAGAATATAGTCCAAAGTTCTTTGGCTCTTTTGGGATAATCTTTCCAACTCAATAAAGTGCTGTTCAAATATTGTTCCCGTTAAGTCTGATTCTTTTAAAAGTATTGTATTCATAGTTTTTTAGTTTTGACAAATATAGTAATATTTATTTATTCGTTTGTTTTAGATTGTAAGTAATTAATTAACGCTCTTTTCCTGCACTGAACTTTTAAATTTCCATCCTCAAACTCATTGCTATTGCCTTTTATTCCCGTGTCTAATCTCTTTTGAAGCTGCTTTGACTTAATTATGCTTAAGACTTGGACCTTTAAATCCTGCTTATCCTTTACTCTTAATTTAATAAACCCCTTTAACTCAGCATAAATAAAAGCATCTGACCAATTAGCAATTATTGGAAATTCTCCTTTTTCTTTATAGACTTTCTCGATAAAATTAAAAGCCTTTTCCATTTCCTCGGCAACGTTTACTTTGTTTTCAAGTTGGTGTGAGGGTGGAATATACGGCTTAGGCTTTAAATTAGCCTTTCTAAGGTACTCTTTATAGCTGTTTAGTATAAGACCAACAAAGATAGTAGAAAAGTTGTTGTAAGGCTTCTCTTTGAAGTCTAACTTTTGAGCTGCATAAAGTTCAAAGGCTTCTGAATATTGGTTAATTTGTAAATTGGAATAGTATTTTTTAACAAAATCAAGTAGAAGATTTATTGTTAGGTCATCCATCGAGCCATTTATTCCAACTTGCACCGCTGATTTAAGGATGTAAAAAGTTATCTCTTTATCCTGCGATTCTTTTATTTTCTTCATTTTTCAATAAGGTTAGATTGTTTAATTGCTTTGCTATTGTATTAGCTTCTTCGTAAAAGTCGCCAAATACTTTCTCAGCAGGAGTTGGCTTTTCTTTTTTATCGGAACTTTTTTCTTTTCTTTTTCTCAGCCAATTAAGAAAATGAGTATTAAAGTCCTTTTTTGTTTTAGTAGTTTCTCCTGTTGTTTCTAAATGCAGAATGAAGTCATCAAGTTTGTTTATTAAATCTTCTTTGCTAAAAGCTAACTGTTGACCGTTTTTCAATACTGCATCCAAAATACGATCATTTGATTTGTATTCGTCGGAGAGGGTGGAAATTTTTTTATAAACTCCTTCTTCTTCTTTGTTTAATGGTTTAATGGTTTTATGGTTTAATTGTTTATCTATACTTACAATGCTAGATGCAGTGCTTCGGGTTTGCTTTGAGCCGTGCTTCAACAGTGCTTTGTCAAGTGCTTTGCTATGTGCCGTGCGGTTTTTTGTTGTAGCACATATGCTAATTATGTTAGCAGAATATTGATTTTTGCTTTGTTCAATCATAATTATAAAGCCCCAAGAAACCAAATCCTTCAAGGCTTTACCATAAGTTTGATAATTTTTAACCCCTATTGCATCCATAGTCATTTGAGAAGGAAAGCCAAATTTTTCTTTCCAACCCAATCTGTTGCAATGTTCGACTGCAAAAAAATAAATTGCAGAGTGTACAGGTTTAATTAACTCGGGATTTTCAAAAGAAAAGTCAAACCAACCTCTTGAAAGTTCGTAACTATTCATTATTATCCTCCTTTATCTCAGCTATGACTCTTTTTAATTCTCGGCTTAGTCTTACCGCAGTATTTACATCTAAAACAATACACTCTTCAACGTGTCCTTTTAGACTAATAAATAAATCGTTTGTGTGATTTCTAAAAAATGTTAATTCGTGTTGATTCGTTTCGCTTTCTTGTGTTCCGTAAAACACTAATTGAAAATTTCCCATAAAATATGACGGTTTATAGATTCCGACAAACTATTAAAAATAAAAAAGCCTTAGGTGTTCGAGGGTGGATCTCTACTAACCAAAGGCTTTTTAAAATATTTTAACTAAACCCATCCACCGAGTTTACTTTACAAATGTAAGATTAATTATTAACACAAAACATCTTGCCTTGTATTATTTTGCAGGGTATTCATGTGCCACTTTGTCAAATTCTTTGTTGAACTTTCTATGGTTACCAAAGTGAGTAATCGCTTCATACAAAAATTCAAACCCTAAGCTTTTACAGAAGGCTAATTTTCTATTATACAGTTTGAACGTTTTACGGTTCGTCATGTGATTAGATTCGTTGTAATATCTTTTTTCCATGTTTCTTATAATATGTTTTATTGCTTTCTTTTTTTAGGCAAAGTTTGCAATTTTGCCTCCTTCCATCTTTGCTCTCCTTTGCTTTGTAGAACTCAGAAAGCATCTTAGGTTGTTCGCAATTACCACAAACCTTATGACCTTCGTACTTTATGTTTACGGTTAATCTCGGAACAAATACGGTGGTTAATTCTTTTTCAAGTTCTTTAACTGTTCCGCTTATAAATCCTTCATTCTTTACATCTTCATAGTTGTATTGAAAGTTGTTTAGTTTAGATTGGAATATCATTTGAGGGAGTTTAAAAGTTCTTCTTTTTCTTCAAAACTCATTCGATTAAGTTTCTTAAAAATTAAAGTATGCTGGTCAATTTCTTTAGATATTAAAGCCATCCTTTCATCCGATACGCTTTTATAGATTTGTTTGTTATTCCTTTCGATAATTGCTTCATACCTTTTGGCGGTGCTTTTTAAATCATGGTAAAGAAAACCCTTCTCTACCATGATGTTTAAACAATCCGAAAGCGCATGAGATAACACAACCGAGTTTGTTACCATGTTTACTAATTCCTTCATATTAAAAAGGTAAGTCATCATCGTCAACCCCAAGATCGGCACGTTCTACAATATCCGCTGCCTGCTGTTCTAAGTTACCCGAAAGCAAGTCTACCTTCCAAGCATCTACCTGAGTGTAATACTTGCCATTGTACTCCCTGCTGCTTACGTTAAAACTTACATTAACCTCTTGACCTTCTTTGATAGTACTTACTAAAGCCATACCCTTATCTCCAAAACAACCGAAGCAGACTTCTGGGTTGTAATCCGCTCCCGTATCTAATACAAAACCGCCTTTCTCCCAGTGCTTGCCTGCTTTACTTGTTCCGCTTTCGGTATCTAATACCTTTACTATTCTGCCTTTAATTTCTAAACTCATAACTACTTTGTATTAAATTCGTGACCTATTAAATTAACTAATTCTTTGTGGGTGTATGTTGGTGTATTTATAACCCAATCCCCGTTATCAAATAGAAATTTTAGGGATAAACTTTCCAAACTATAAGAAGCACCTTTAAGAACTCCTCCGATATAAAAATAATTATTAAAATCAAACCCTCTTCTTTTTGCTTCCTTAACTAGGGCTTCTTTTACTTCCGATGTAGTTGCTAAAGTTGTATCATTGCTTTTAGGAAACAAGTAACCTACATTAAACTCCCTGCTCCAAAACCCATAAGTTGGTTCGTCGTTATTGTACACTAAAAGACCCATTCCATTCACATGATACCACTCCCCAACAATTAAATCCTCTTTTGACTCTGCCAAACGTTTCTGCCATTTAGCTATTTTACTTTTGCATTCTGATTTTAAATATTTCATAATTCAAACGTTGTTAATTTATTATAAGCCAACTTTCTTAATTTGTCGGCAGCTTCTTTTCCTTCGTTAATCTCAAAGTTATCAATCCAGTTTAACGTGGCTTCAACTTGGGAAGGTAGTATTGATTTATTAATACTGTTTACGATTATCTGATATTTTACATCATCCATTTTAAGTCCTTTTTTAAAGATTCAATTATTACTTCTTTGGTGTTGATCATGTGATTGTGTTTGTCAATATGTTTCTGGCTTATAAAGCTAGAGTACTTTCTTACTACTGACTTTCTTGTTTCAACCATTTCAATCAATATGATTAGTTGATTTGCTTTATCCAAAAGTAATTCTGCTTTTTCTCTTAGTCTGTTTAGTTCTGCTCCGCTCATTGTATAGTTTTTTAGTTTCTACAAATATAGTAATAATTATAAGAATGGTGTATTTTTAAATAAAAAAAAGCCTATTAAATTAATAATAGGCTTTTATTAGAATTAAATAGTAGGGTTTAATTCATCTTTATCTCATATCCCATTGCAATAGAAACACTTTTAGCAGCTTCTAATATCTTCCTGCACAAATATAATTCTGGAACTAACTTATCGGCTTCTCTTTCTTTTCCTGCATTAGTCTTTTCTTCGCTTAGATAATAAAAGCTGTTCCACTTTTGATGGGCTTGTGTTTGTTCAATTGCCAAAAAGTACATATTGCAAGTAAGTTGTCTATGACCTTCGTATAAGTCTTTATATTGCCCCGACTCATAAGCGTGGATAATAGTTGATATTTTGGTTAGTATCTTATCCATTTGCTATTTGGTTTAGTTTTGTTTGATAGGCTTGATGCGCTAATAATTCGCAATTAAAATATCCTAAATATTTTGCTTTACCGTTAATTTTAATTCTGGACATCCATTTTTTGTTTTGTTTGTTCCAATAAACTCCTACGTATTCAGAAGATCCACCTTTTCTATCTTTTGATGAGTTTTTTCTTTGACTTATTAATTGTAAATTTATTAATCTATTGTCCGTTGAAATGTTATTGATGTGGTCAACTACTAATTTATGACCGCAAGGCTTATGAAATAAGAATGCTTCGCAAACAAGCTGATGAACATTTCTTGGTTTACTTCCTATATTTACCGCTAAATATGATTGATAACTTAAATAAGGGTTTATCATTTTACCTTGAAATTTTTTACCGTTCTTTGTTATCCTTGGTAAAACTTGAACCCTACCCAAATTGCTTACAAGGTAGTTTTCATTACTTGGGAGTTTCCTCCACTCTTCGATATTATCCATGTCTTTTGTTAAATTTATAGTTTTCTAAATCTTTTTTAGCTTTTCGGAATCGCTTGTAAAGGCTTACGAAAATGGGATCATCTTTATAAGCCTTATAGTCGTCATCTATTACCGTCGCTCTTTGGGTTATGTGAGAAGGAATACTCATGTACTCCCCCTCGCTAAACCTTACGTAAAACATTTTCTCCATTACTTCTTAAAATAAGTTTCTAATTTAGTAGCTTCTGCTGCACCAACTAAGTAATACTTCTCAACATCTTTAACGGATAGTATCTTTTTTTCGCTTATAGCTTTCTCAATGTTTAACCATTCCTTTGTTGGCTCTCCTCCGGACTCTTCAAAAAGTCTTTTCTTTGATGGGGCTTGTGGTTTAGGTGCGCTTCTTACCGTCTTGTTTGCGTCGTCGTCTTCTGCTTGCATACCTAAAAGCGATGCCAAAGTGTACCTTCTGTAATAGGTTATTTCACTACCTCTCTTTTGAGGGTCTGTTATAGATGTTAAAGCCATCGAACTATCAACCATACCTTCTCCCTCGATGTCATAAATACGAGTTACTACCCTATCATTTTCGATGGGCTGCAATAACAATAATTCATGCTTTTGCAATATTGGTTCTACGTGTTCCAATAGTTGGTTAATATCAAAGTACTTTGACTTGTAAAATGGGTTAGTACTATCTTTAGAAATCTTACCAATTTCTTTCTTTGCTTCGAATAATTTTTTGTAAATGCTCATACTTAATAAATATTAATAGTGTTAGTTAAATGGTTAATTGTGTACTCTTTCATTTCTTCGCTTAATTCAACCTCTTCATGGTGGTCGTTTGATAGATACATATTACTAAATTCGATAGTTCTTAACTCTAAGTTCCAAGAACCTTCATTAAAAGTTATCTCAGCATCGAAGGTAAGATACCATCCAATAGCAAAAGGTTTTGTATCTATTACCTTTGCTTCAAGGTATAAAGTTTCATGTAATTCTGTTGGGCTTACCTCTAATAAGAAATGATCTATTACACATTTCAAAGGTTCATCGGAATATTTCATAAGTATTGTTTTTTAGTTTAGGCAAATATAGTAAAGTTTATTAGTATATTTACAAAAACTTTAAAAATTATGAGAATTTTGTTGAAACAAGTTCACCGAAAGTGTGACAAACATGGCTGCGGACATTACGGTGCAAGCCGAGGAGTAAGGAAACATAACGGTTTAGATATTGAAGCCGAGAAGGGAAAACCCGTATACATTCCTTTTAATGGAATAGTTACTAAATTAGGCTATGCCTATGCGGATGATTTATCTTTTAGGTATGTTGAAGTTACTTCTGACAAATACGAGGTTAGATTGTTTTATATTGATCCACTTGTTAGGCTTGGGCAGAATGTATTTGAAGGAGACGTTGCAGGAACGGTGCAAACTTTAAAAGATAGGTACAAAGGTATTACCGACCACGTTCATGTTGAGTTAAGAAAAAATGATAAGTTACTAAATCCCGAGAAGTTTTTTTTAGAGGATTAACGCTATTGTATGGTGCGTAGTGGGGTAGATAAAGATAAAATTAAATATTAACTAATTAGCAAAACACAAAAATGGAAAAAATAGAAAATTCTTTTGCGGAGAATCAGAAAAGGAAAAAGTTAAATAAACTGCCTTATCCACTATGCATTATACAAAATGTTAGGGTTAGTGTTTTTTCTAGTCAGAAGATAAGTCAACAAGATGATGAGTTTGACAATAAATATGGTTTTATGCTTAAATACGGAATAACAGACTCTATTAATTATCAGGATGTGAAGAATTATTATCAGTCTCTAAGTACTCAGAGTCGAATTGAAAAAGGTTTTTAGTTTTGGGTAAGTGTTCATTAATAAAGTCATCCCTTTCCTTTTTTGGAAATTCTAAAAGCATAGCATTTGTCAAACTTGCTAATTCATCGAATTGCTCTTGGAACTTACCATTCATGGAATCTTTTAATTTGGCTAGTTCTTTGTCGAGTCTAGGAGTTACTAAGGTGTCTTTGTTTAACTTTATGAAGTCGTTGATATGTAACTTAACATTACCCATTGTTGTTTCTTCATTCATTTTCACATACGCCTTGACTTTATCAAGATCAAATATATCCATGAATGTTTTCATGTTATTTATTATCACATTTTGTTTGTCAATCTGTGATTTTTGTATAAAAAAAGTAACTACGTGGGCTAAAGTATATAAGCCCAAAACAATTAAAGAAGTATTATCCATGATTTATATTATTAACCCTAACGCCCTTGTATGGTGCGGATTTGCTTTTCGCAAATATGCATTATACAAAATGTTGTAGTGAGTATTTTTTAAAAATAGACAAATGAAAACATATATAAGTAAGAAAGATATTATTACGAATCAAAGTCAACGACTTGACGAACTAATGTCATATACCTCTCGTCAGAGTGCTTTAAATTTAAAGTCAAAATATCCTTTAAAATTAATTCTACATCGTCATCAATTTCTGACTTTACTAGTCCTTTTAATTGCTCTTGTATTTCTATCTGCTTTCTCAATATACTTGTTAGTAATGTTTGATTTAAGGTTACAGCATCAAGTATACGAAGGAACGCAAGTCTTGTTTTCACTTCATATTTTTGAGAGTCAGGGTTGTCTAAGAAGTCCTTTATATTCATAGTAAATTAATTTTATGAGAAATATATTTAAATTTATTGAGCGGAAATTTTGGAAGATTTTATCTTTGATTTTGCCGTATCACTCATTAGATCATCAAGGCGAAGTAGATGGAGTTTCAGTAATTCATTTCTTTCTATATCTATGGTTCTTTTCTGCTTGCTTATATCTAACATATCAGATTGGTTATTTAAATGGATATAACCTTGGAAGAGGAGTCCTAGAATTGTTAAACCTAGGGACACAATAGTTATGAAAACAATAGTCCTATGTCTTTTTCTTAAAGTAACCTCTTGTAACCTATGGTAAGAATCAAAGTACTTAATGAGGTCGTCAGTTGTTTTAATTTTAGCAAAATCAAAATTTGGAATTATTGGCAACTTCATGAGTCAAGTTTATTTATTCACTACAACAAAGTTATAAGAAAAACTAAAATATTTCAAAATGGATAACCTAACAAACATATTAATAGTAGCAACAATAATAGTAACCCTCCAGTTAATTGCTTTTAGCGTAACTTTGTGGATGATGTACAAG